CCATATATTTTTAAACCGATGCTTAAGAATTTATTTATTTTATCTGAAAAGTACCTATCTAACATTTTATGCACTGTGCCCCCTTCTCATGGACAATGGACTGGTTGCGTATCTGAGAGAATCTATCCAGTGATCGTTGCCATCTGGATAATCTGCAATCACTTCTCCATTGCTATCTACTTCATGCTCATAATTGATAATTTCCTTGTATGCTCTAGGCGTTCGTGCCGGATCAATGACTAATGTTCGGCACTGTAACCACTCAAAAGTATATTTGCGGCTTCCTGGTGTAACAATGGCCCTACGTGCTGGAAGCCCTGCATCTCGGAAGTCAATAATACTTTCTTCTTCATCAACTCCGCAAGATATTGAATAATCATCATATCCTTTTTTCTTTATCTGGTTAGCCATTTCCTTGTTTCTTATCTTGCAACCTCCAAGCTCGTCTAATAAAAAAACCTTTTCCTGGTTAGGAACATAAGCTACACGGAGAAATGCTTTAGGATCTGGATACCACCCCCAGTCCTGTCCCTGATAGATACTTTGAAAGCTCTGAATCTCTTCATCTGTAATTTCTCGAATTTCTAACAGTTCGAAAATATTTGTGCCAAGTCCAACAGGAAGGCCAAGATATTCATGGTCGTAAGCTCTCCGATTTGTCTTCTTCAGATGCTCTGCATCATCAATAAATTGCTGGCCAAGCCATTCAACAGGAACTGATCTATAATCACTCTTATGCCTGTAGCTGTCAGCTCTCGGCTCTTCTACGTACACGTTCGCCCAGTTGCTCCGGCTGATCGGTGGATTAAATGTCTTAAATACTTCAAATTTGCTTCCACCACGAAGTACAGACTGTTGAACTGTACGGATTTCTTCAATTCCGGCAAACTCATCAAGCTCTTCAAACCAAAGGTACTTGAAATATCCTTTTTTTACTTTTATGGACTTTGTTTTCTTAGCTTTATCCAGTCCTCTGAATATGATCTTTTGTCCTGTTGGCTTATACACATATTGCATAGGACTTAAACTGTCAGCCCATAAATCACTTGCTCCAAGCGCATCAATTCCCCATGCGATCTGTTCATACACAGATTCTCTGAGCGTATTACCGACTTTCCGAAAGATTACAGCATTTGACATTAAGCCGTTCTCCGCATCCTGCATCATCTGAAACGGAATCATGCCGCCTACAAAAGATGATTTTGTGGATCCACGTCCACCGTACAGATCATAGTAAGTGTGTTTACCATCTAAAATATCCCAAAACACATTGTAAAATGCCGGTGCCACAATCTCATTCAGTTTGATAGCGTTACTTTCCATCCTGTTTCTCCGGTCTTGGAATATTATTTACAATCGTAATCTTTCCATCTCCAGAATCATCATTTTTCTTGTCAGCGTCCCAACCCTTGAAGTTGTTTCTAAGACTAAACTGAGCACCATTGGAACCATCACGATCAAACAGTCGTTCTTCTGCATACTGTTCTACTCTTGCTTTCGCGCGCGTAATCGTGTCAACAAACTCTGGTTTTGCTTGATAGTTTAAAAGAGCCTGTCTGCTTGTAAATCCAAGGGCCAGAGCAAGTCCTGTAACGGTCGGAGGGTGAACGTCTACAAAAACGGGAGACCCGAATTTATTAAACATTTGTTTGCCTTTGCTATCAGTTAAAGGATATCCTTTACAATACTCAAAATATTTTTCGATTTTTTTTTCAATTTCATCCACCGTTTTATACATGGGTGGTTTTCCCATTGGCATTCCCACGTTCTCACCTCCAAACAAAAAACTGCCACATATGGCATATAGTCATAGATATATACTATATTACCATACATGGCA